GTATCAAAAGCAGGAATCCAGGATTTAGGGGCTGGTATGGAATTGTTTGAATTCTATAGATTTAGAGGAACAGTGGTTGGTCAGCCGGATGAGATGGATATTTCTGACAGAGCTGAAGAATTAGATCAACAACTTAAAAATGCTGCAAGTATTTCTGAAAAGTTAGATTTAGAAGAAAGACTTGGCAAATTAACAAACGGTATTGCAAAACTTAAAATTTACGGCGCTTCAAATGGCGAACTTAAAGAAAGACATGATAGATGTGAAGATGCTGTTTGTGCTGTAAGAAGTGCGATCAAACACGGTGCTCTTCCAGGAGGGTGCAGAGTTCTTGTAAATTTAGCATTAAAATTAAATTCTGAATATGAAGAAAATCATAGAGATTATAATTTAGTCCAAACAGTGCTTATCGAAAGTCTTATGGAACCTTTGCGAAAACTTCTAGATAATGCAGGATATAATTCAGAAGAAATTCAAAAAATTATTACAGATTATTTTGTTGACACACAAAAAGTTTATGACATAGAAAATATGGAGTTCGGAGATCCGGAAGATTTAGGTATCTTTGATGCTTCTCAAGCAGTTATTCAAGCGTTAGAGAATAGCGTCTCAATCGCCAGTGTTATGGGTAATCTAGGAGGGATTGTTTGCTCTCCAAGAGATAATCAGTTAGAATTGCAAGCGTGGAAAGAAGAACAAGATTTTAAAAGAGCTGTAGATCATGCTGAAGAATTTACAAACGAAGCAAACGTAAGACCTTAAAAATGTCTGAAGAATTAGAAAAACTTAAAGCCGATCTTATTTTAAGGCCCCTCAATTCAGCTCAAGAATTGAGAGACTGGATGTATACTTACTTCGACATCAGGTTTCCCATGGGTACAGTCTACCCTACCTCTACTCATGGGCCTATAGAAGCAGCGTGGCGTATTTATGAATTAATAAAGACAGGCGAAAGTAAAGATGTTCCGGAAATTGTCTTATTGTCATCAAGAGATAGTTATAAAACTTTAATAGCTTCTGCAATTGAGGTTCTTTGTTTGGTTCATTTTAAGTTTAGTATTGCTCATGCTGCTGCAATTTTGTCTCAATCTGAAAAAGCAGTACAATATGCTAACTCATTTTTTAATAAAATTCAACCCTATCTAGAGAAGAATGGATGGAAAAAAATATCAGATAGTAAAACTAAAATTGAATGGAGAACAGACGAAGGGGATAGTATTTATCTTCGAGTTCTTGTAATGACACGAAAAGGAATGAACTCCGAACATCTACCCATGCTGTTTTTGGATGAAATTGACCTTATTCAAGACCCTGGAGCTTTAGAAGAAGCAAAAATGGTTCCAAGTATTTATAAACGCTACTTCCCTCTAACAGTGGGGTTATCTACTCGCAAATACGCCGGTGGTTTAATGGAGAAAAAAATTCGTGAAACCGAACGATCTGGCGGGGAAGTGTTACGTTGGAATATCATAGATATAACTGAAAGAATTACAAAGGAAGAAGCAAAAATAAATGAACCCAAGGTTATACGTTATATTTCCAGAGAACTCCCTTTAAAAAATATAGATCCTGAAGAATTTGAAACATTGAATGATAAAGAAAAAATTAAATATGAAAAATTTGAAGCGTATGTCGGCATAGCTAACCATCCCATGCTTTCAGTTATGAGAAATTATTTAGTAGACAGACCTCAAACAGATGTTGGAGATTTATACAAACCGGTAATTGCGGTAAGAAACAATTTTAAACAAACCTCTCCAGAAATGGGAGAGGCTCAACTTCTGTGCAATAAACCAAGCTCATCAGGGCTTGTTTATCCCAGATTTAGTATTATTGACAACTCGATCAGTATTAACGAGGCTTACGAATACTTGTCAGGAGAAAAAGAATCATCCAGAAACTTGACAGAACTCATAGATTACATGCATAATCTAGGAATAGAATTTTATGGAGCTGCTGACTGGGGGAATACCGATGAAACTTCTTTAGGAATATTTGCTAAATTAGCCGGAGGAATGACTTGGCTCGTCGATCTTCTTTCAGCTCCGGATATGGAAATACCTGAAATTAAAGAAAAAGTGAAAGATTTTACAGAAATTTATAAAATAAAAAAGTGGTTTTGTGATTCAAACTATCCTGCTTACATAAAAATGTTAAAAAGAACTGATACTATATATGGAAAGATTCCTGCTGTTGGCGTTAAAAAAGGTGTAGAATCTGTAATAGATGGGATTACCTGTGTACAATCTCGTATTGTTGATGCTAACAATAGTCGACACTTTAAAGTTTTGAAGCAACAAAATACAGAAAGAGTTTTTGATGCATTTGAAACATATAAATGGAAACTTGACGGAAAAGGCAATCCAATAGACGGTAAGCCAGAACATGGAAAAGATGGTGTTGCTGATATTATGGATATGATACGATATTATTTCTTTAGTATGTTTGGAAAAGGTAAAAATGTTCTATTTTCATATGATTTAGAAAATTTTAACCAACAACCTACTAATTTAAAAAATAAAATAACTGAATTAACAAATAAACCTAGCTCTAGTGCTAGAAGATCTGGTAAAAATAAAGGATTAGTGTGGGATATTTAGTTTTTTTTACTAGAAAAATTAGTGAGATAATCTATGTCTAAAATGAATTTATTAGTAGATTTAAAAGGATATGAAGGTAATAACGCTAATACTTCTAGAACTGTTTTTAATAAAAATCTACAGCATGTGGGTATTGTTATTGACAGGGAGATAACACAAGAATTAGAAATACCTGCCAATACTGTAAGACTTTTATTTTCTGCCTCAAATACTTCTGGAACAACACCTGCCACAGGTCCTACTTTTGAGCATGAGTCGATAGAATTAACACTTGCTCAAAATCTTGTTTATATTGAAATAGATAAAAAAATTATACTAGATAGCCTAATACTAACCAACGACAGAGTTTTAGGGCTAAGAGATGTAGATTATCAAATAACGTTTGTTGGGAATAAGACAAGGATAACCTGGATTAATTCATGGGGTAACGGAGGTGAGCAGGCTCTTGAATTAGATGAAAAGATATTCCTGTGGTATGCTTACTATGCTACAGAACAAGAGTCTTCTTCATCATCGTCCTCAACCTCCTACCCAGGGATTGATTTATTTAAATTCCTTTATGTAGAAGTAGATAAAGAATGTGAAATAATAATAAATGAAACAATAAGGAATACTATAAAACCGGTTGTAGTAAACAATGTTACCAAAAAAGGTATTTTTTTAACAAGTACAAATATAAATGATGTTTATATTGTGAATAATAATAGTACAAGCTTAATCGTATATTATGTAACAGCCAAATAGGTAAAATATGTCTGATGATAATAAAAAAGATACTAAAAAAACGTTATTTACTATTTCAAATGAGATTAATTCGGAGTTAATCAAATCTTATATTGAAAATCCTGATGATAATGTAGATAAAAGTTTAGGAGATCTAATAGGATCAGGGGCAGGCTCTACAAAAAGCGTTAATAGAACCACAAAACCTCGGATGGCCTTTACCGAAGACCCTGTAAGAAAGGATAATTACTTCGGTCTTTTTAAAAATAAAAAAAGACTACTACCTGACTGGACAATTAAACGAATCAGACAGGAAGACCATCTGGTTGCTTCTATTCTACGAGCTAGAGGTAATACAATGTCAATGTTTGCTCGTCTTAGAAAAGATAGGTTTGATATTGGTATTGAAGGAAATATAAAAACTGAATATGAAGAAATTTTATCTCCAGAACAAAGAATTAAAATCCAGGAAAGGATCTCTAAAGCACTCAATATACTAATGAATTGCGGTAGTAATGAAGGAGTAGCTAACGAGGATAGAATGTTACTGTCTGAATATTTTTATACATCAGCAATAAACGGACTATCATTTGGCAGGTTTGCCACCGAAGTTATTTACCAAGAGGACGATATCGGTAACAAGGTTTTTCATAGATTTAGACCTATTGATGCCGGTACAATTTATAGAGCTGTTCAAAAAGGAGAATATGCCGACAGTGTAAGACAAGCATCTATTAGATTGTTGGAAGATCTTCAAGGATCTAAAATTGATAGAACTTCCGTTTTAGCTGGAACGTACTCTTGGATTCAAGTGGTAGACAACATACCTAGACAGGCTTTTACTCAAGAAGAAATGCTTGTTTGTAATCTGTTTCCTTCTACAGATATCGAACATAATGGATATCCCGTCACCCCTCTTGATACAATAATGCAAGCCGTTACTACTCATATTTCTATAGAAACGTACAACAGGCTTTATTTTGCTAACGGCAGAGCTACTAAGGGTATTTTAGTAATAAAATCCGACGAAATAGATCAAGCGACAATCGAAGGTATTAAGCAGCAGTTTAATGCTTCGATTAATAGCGTAGGAAATTCTTTTAGAACACCTATTTTTGGCGTGAGCGCAGAGGATGACGTACAATGGGTTCCTATGAATATGCAAAAAAAAGATGGGGAATTTCAATTTTTGTATGATTCAGTTGCTAGAAATATCTTGTCTGCATTTAACATGTCTCCTGACGAACTACCAGGGTACGGCCATCTTTCAAAAGGAACAAATCAGCAGTCATTATCAGAAGCAAATAACGAATATAAACTTACGGCAGCTAGAGATACAGGGATTAGACCTCTTATTTTAAAATTTCAAGATTTTATTAATGAAAAACTTTTTCCTTTAATTGACCCTGAGCTTTCCCAGATATGCATCATCACTCTTTCTGGGTTAGATGCTGATACAAGACAAAACGAAGCTCTTAGACTTCAGCAAGACATGCCTCTCCATATGAGTATGGATGAAGTGATGAATTATGTAGACAAAAGACCTATGGGAAGCCATCTTGGAGGAAATGTAAATTTTAATGAAAGATTCCAAATAATAGTTGACAAATACTTAGAAACATCAAATTTTATGGGACATACTATCGATCCTGCATATCTAGTAGATCCTATGTTAAAATACCGAAGGGACGCATTCTGGTTTCAACAATTA